TATATAGCTTGAATTGTATATCCAGTTCCAGATACTTGACCTTCCGTTTCTAAATCTAATCCTGCTTCTGAAACTATTTGCTGCTCAGTTCCTTCTGTTACAATTAAATCAGTATCTTCAAAAGGAATAACATAATCTATTTCAACATAATACAATTTAGATGGTGGCCCAGTATCCTCTCCAATATCAACACAGTAAACATATTCCTGACCCGCAACAATCGTAATGTTTTTTGTAACCCCACAAGCTGTACATATTTCTGTTTCAGGTTTTACAATTGTATTTGTTGTAAATACATACTCTTGCATATAAGGGTCATATCCACCTAATTTTTGTGTTGATGAAGCCTCAGCAAATAAATCTCTAAACCAACTTCTCATACCTTCATTAGATATAACCGTCAGAATTTCATTTTGAGCTGAGCTCCCTGTTAATTTAATAACTACATTTCTTTTAGCATCCGTAAAAAATTTGTTTGCACCAAATTCTGCAAAACTTTCTGGATGATTACTTATACCATAATCTTCAATACGAGCTATTTGCGTGCCTAAAACTTCAGGTACAGATGTAACTACTCCACCTCCAGTTGAGTCTGATAATAAATTTTTACCAGCAAGCACGTAAGATATTTTATCTTCTTGTAAAACAAGAATATCAGTTTCTCTAGCAAATAATATCTCAACATCACCATAAGTTTCTTCTAATGGTTTAAAATTAAGTAATCCTAAATTGAACTCATTAAGTCTATTTACATTTGATTCATCATTAAAAACACCACTGTATGTTAAGTCAGCAAACCTGTGTGCTTTTTTATATTCTTCATTAGACGTGGTAAATGTTCTATTACCTAAAGTAACTTGTTCACCTTTTATAGAGTCTCTTATTTTATTACTTTCCACTCCATTCCCAAAAGAGTAACAATCAAAAAATCCTGTATTTACAATTCCAGGCTGATTTAATGTTTGGTTTTGTACGTTCCCTAAATGAAAATCACCATTTATATCATAAGACTCACTGTTTTCATACCATACATCTGGTAATGCTTCTTCTGGTTCTGTTTCAAACACATAAGTTGAGTTGCTTCTTGATACTGTAAAATTGACTTTTACTGATGATTCTCTATGCTCTCTTTTATCTCCTCCACCACAAGAGCTAGAGCCTGATACTAATAAATATATGTTGTTTAAAACTTGGTCTACATAAAACCTATAATAAAACTCAGTGTTTGGTTGGGTGGCTGTAGAACCAAAATATGTTGCTGATTTAATTTCATCTGCTGTTAATACTGCATTGTATTGAGTTACACTTTTTGCTCCTGTAACCGGAAACGGTGGAAAATTTTGAGATGTGTTAGGTGTAGGTATATAACTGTTTATTATAGTTTCATCATCAGCAACATCTTCTATGCCTTCATTTAAAGTTGAAGCTATATTGTCACCTTCAAACCACTCTTGCATGTTTCCATAATTCCTAGAAGCAGTAAATTCTTTTTCTAATGTATAGCTTTTTTTTAAACAATCTTCGTTATCACTAACCCCATCTCTTCTAAACTCAAACTCCATTTTTATTCTTGTGCCCACAGGAACATCGTAAACTAATGTAGTAGCAACCTGCCCAGAACTTTCAGTAACAGTAAACATTGGGTATGCTACAACTGGATATGAATTTTGTTGTCCTCTTGCAGTGCTTGGCAATACTTGACTGTTAATAATTGAATCTTCGCGTGTATTAATTGAAAAATTAGAAGCATTAATCTTCATATATGTTCCTCCAAATACTTCTAACTCATCTCCAGCTTCATCATATATGGTAATAAAACCTGCTCCCTGTGCTTGTTTTTCTAAAACAGTTGCATAGGTACACGTGTTTAATGCCCCTGTAGCATCTGCTTTAACTATTAACCTATCTCCTGCTTCAACTTTTTGAGCGTTTTCTCCATCTAATAAAAAGTATGAGGAGTTAGTTCCTGATTCACTATAAACTATATTACTATAGATTGTTTGATAATTTGTAGCCGTAGGCTTTATAACAAACTTATATTTAGTTGCCCATGAAGGAGCAAGTTGAGATTCAGGTATTTGTACTTGTATAAAATTTTTAGTATTTGAAACACTACAAGGTAAATTAACACTATTTAAATCGCTTACTTGAGCTGTAGATGCGCGGTTAAAATCATCCATATACACCATACCTATCTCATACCCTCTATTACTATGTAAGCTTCCTATTGATGGCGATGTTCTTATAGAAGCTGTTACATTAGTAAATCTAAAATATGAAATAATTGGGTCTAGAGGAGAACTACCTTTATCATACACAGCAGCATTTGCTTGTATACCAAGTGTTGTGCTTGATGCAGTTGCTATAATCTCTAAAGGTTGTCCAGCTGGCGCTGTAGGCGTTGAGTTTGTTCTACCGGTTTGAACTATATTAGTATATGTAGCATCAAAAGCTACCGGTAAAGCTGCGTTAAAAGCATCAGTCAAGGTTGTCCCTTCTGAAGCAGTATTAATAGGTTTTATATTAGTTAGCGTTCCTATCTTGTCTACAAAATCTACATCAGTGGCTAATTCAAATACAGATGTATAAGTTCTAATTAAAGTGTAACTCCAAGTTACGTAATATACATCTTCCAAAGGAACTGGTGTGGGTGAACCAGTGGCATAATTACTAGAATATGCTATACCAAATGTAAACGTAAGAGTAGCTCCAGCTGTCAAAAAACCTGTGGGATTAGTTGGTAACGGTAAAGCTGGTAATAATTGTACAAAAAAAGCACTATCATCTATTTCAACCGCAGGCGCTGTACTGCCTGGAGGGTTAATTGAATATTCAGCACCTTTAGATTCATTGGCAGATAAATTGGTAAAATTGATAGATTCACTTTTTAGTATAGATTCAAATCCAAAATTAATTTTACTTCCCTTTGAAGTTTTTAAATCATATCCTTCAAAATAATTTCCATACACTAATCTGTTTCCCATTAACGTTTGAGCTTTAGCAAGCTGAGGGACATTATCAAACAATCTTAGTATTTCTGAATCTGGTAAAACTGTATATATTTTACGATTAGTAAATGTTTCACTTCTTAACGAGTTTACTGGATATCTAACTCTATTACTTACATCAAAAGTCTCTAATACTTTTATACTAGATGAATTAGATTCTTTAAATACAACTTGAACATCTGTAACACTTTTATCTCCAGAGTTAAAGGTAATTGTTACAGCATTAAACCTGTTTATCATCCCTTCATTCAAGTAACTATTTGAACTAAAATTAAAAGAAGAAGGGCTAAATGCTGGTTCGGTAAACTGAGATATTGCCGAATACTCTTCATTTTCATATTTATATCTATATCCAAAACAAATAAACTTATCTTCTAAATAAGCGTCAGTAATACTAGGTACTACAAATGAATTTATAATAGGAGCAGAAGTCGGAGGTTTTTTAATTACAAGAATTTCATCTTGATTAAAATCATCTGTAAGGACGGCAGGCCTAGGGTCTCCATAATTTTTATTAATATTTACTACTCTAGGAGGATTATAATTGTCTGTAAAAAACAATAGGTTATCTATTTTATTTACACCTGTAATTAAAAAATTTGGATTAAAGTTTAATGTTGTATTTATACCCTCTCCATCATCTATACTTACAACATGATAAATTAATTCTCCAGTTTCAACATCGAATGAAATTATTAAATCTAGTTTACCTGTAGCTCCTTGAGTAAAAGCAGGGTCATGAACAAACCAATAAATAACCAAATTAGCTCCATCTTCAAAAGCCCCTATACATCTAGCTTGAGAACTTAATTTAGTTCCATCAACATATTGAATTTCTGTTAAAGGTACATTTCCTTTAGAGTTTTCAACAGCACCAATCTCCGAGTCTTCAGTAGAACCAAGCCTTACATTTACAGCATTTACATACTCTCCATTTGGGACAAGCCTTTCATCAAGGCTTTTATTCATTCGGCCCGCTATAAAATTTCTTTGAATGTTTGCCATTTTATTTTAACCACTTATCTTCACCTCTAAGATTCATAAGCAATCTACTAGGGTGAATGTTACTTAATCTGATTTTAGCATTCCTTAATAAAGCCTGTTTATTTTTTCTTGCTCTATTAATAATATACTCTTGTACTCCAAATTTACTATTTAATATAGCATATTGTACATAAGCATATATATATTCTTCAAATAATTTATTTACACTTATTTTGGAGTCATCACCATTTTCCATTCCATCAGATATATATTGCAATACACACTGTTGGCTCGCCATAGTAGAATCAAAATTAATAACACCAGCTTTTTTATCTATAGTAAACGTAGGGTTTATATTAGCTGTTTCAGTATTTAAACCATATCTCGCTCCTATTCTATAATTATATATATCACTGTCATAATTATATACATTAGGATTTACATTCTCATCTATTTCATCATTTAAATATATACTCTTTAATGAACCGTTTTTTCTTTCTGTATCTAAAGTTGAATCAACCTCTGTTGCATTACCATCACCATCATAAGTAAATGAAGCTGTAGCAGATTGTATATAAGACACAGCTGATTGTACTTGAATATTTTCTGTTAATTCTCTTAACACATTATCTTTCAATAAATAAAGCTTTACCCAATTTACATAATCTGAAGGTAGAACAAACCTTAAATCGTCATATACCTGTAGTTCTATAGATTTAATTTCTTTAAACGCATCATAGTTTAATTCTTGTATACCACGTTTTGCATGAAACAATATTTTAAATCTATTTTCATTGTTAATCAACTCATGGTTACCAGCATACATTAGTTCAAAATTATTAACAATATCTTTTAAAGTAACATATTGATATGAACCCCAATTTTCATCTGTAGGATTTACACCGTCATTAGTATAATATTTTCTTTGATTTATATAAGCCATGATTAAAGATTAGTTTGATTTTGTTGTTGCTCCTCTATTTGTCCAAACTGAAACACATCTGCTTCTCTTATTGAAATTCCAGCGTATTGTAATATTTTAGCTACTAAATTATTAGTATCATCTATTGGTAATTCAAAATCTTGATAATCTGCTTGAGTTTGGTCAAACAATGGTTCACCTCCATACAATGTAACATAAGTCCATTTAGGGTCTAAAGGATATCTTATATATTGAGCCTGAACATCATTTACTCCGTTAAATGTATCAGGGTATACAACAACTCCATCAGCTTCTTGTGTATAGGCTGGAAATATAGTAGATGGTGATGTAAGCAGGGAGCTGTTTAACATAGTAATCTTACTATTAGTTACCTTTTCAGCTTCTCCTTTTAAGACACCTCCGGAAAAACACAACACTTTATTTAATAAATAATAGTCAGAACCCGTTGTCGACTGAGAAGGTAAAAAATAAACGTTTTGAGTTTTTTGAGTTAAGAATGATGTTACAGAAAAAGTGTCTATAACTTCTTCATATCCTTTTTTAATATCAGCATATCCTGTGCCAGATATCCTAGCGTTCTCTTCATTTATTTGCTGATTATATCTTATGAAATATTCGTCAAATATATCTAACTGAGCTTGTTTAGCAAATAAATTAAAATCACCAGGAGATATATATCCGTAGTTATTTTTATTGATAATAGCAAGGACAGTATTTCTTACAGAATTTATCATTTGAAAATCTTTTTACAAAGATACATAAAATAAAAAAGCACCTAGGAATTAGGTGCTTTCTCGCTGTCGATAGTAAAGGAAGGATTATATTGTTCCTACTGCCACACTAGTAAATACTAGTCCACCAGTTTTAGCTACTGGTACTGCTGCGTTTGTCCAAGATGTTTCTGCTGCAGTAACTAATGCTGCATTTACATTTGCACTAAAGCCTGAAGTTAATCCAGTTCCAGTAACTGTCATTTTGTGTGTTCCATTAGTCAGATAAATTTCTCCTGCAGTTGAACTTGCTGTTTCTGCATAAAGAATTGAATCTGTGTTGATGTGAACATTACCGTCACTTGCTGTATCTAAAGTTATATATTTTGCCATGTTAAAAATTTTATGGGTTAAACAAAAAGCAAAGTTACGAATTTTTTGCTAACGCTTTTAAATGCTTAAAAGAGTCAAGACCTTCATCACTTTGAAAGTAAGAACCTATTATGAATAAAGGGTCTTCACCGTATGGTATATTACACATTTTCTTTTTATTTGAATCTGTGTTAAACCACACCTCTTTCTTATTGTTTCTTAACTGTATTAGATTTTTATCTAAAATGTTTTGTATGTCAGCATTAAATTTAAGAGCCGGGTCTTTTAATAAATTCATAAAACCACCAGGGTTTTGTTTTGCAAATATTAATATATCCCTTCTTAATTCAGCTGTTGTAACTTTTGATACATCATTCTGAAATAAAACTCTAGCTACGTTTTCAACTTGTTCAACTGTTAGCTGTCTTGCTTCAATTAAAGCATCAACTTCTAAGTTTAAGTCTTCAACTAATTCAGCAGCTTCTTTTGCTTTATTAACTTCCACAAATATTCTTCCTTTCCCTGGATGTAAATCCATGAACTTTTGAAGTACCTGATTATTCTTTGGTACATGTAAGAATCCATCTTCAAATACAATTGGCTCAACAATAGCGTTATCATCTTGCTCATCTTGAAATGGAGAGTTCTGGTTTCTTGCATATCTAAGAGGCCTATTAAGACCAGTGTC